GCTACCGGTAAGGGAAAACACTACCGTGTTGACCCTGAAACTGAGGAAATTTCTATTTCCGATCCGGTTTTGGAACGTGCTGTTGAGCGTCTCATTGAAGGTTCCTCTGCAGGAATTGTTAGTGAGAACATTTACTACGTTGACTATTGTAAAGATGAGTTGTTGAAGCAAGCCAAGATTGATTCTGTAGGCACTAGGGTATTTTCCTGCGCTCCGCAGGAATATCTTATTGTGTGCAAAATGTATTTTGGTTCATTCGCGAAGTTTATTACTGATTTTCATGAGGTTTTACCTGTGAAGATTGGCATGACGGTTCGGTCGGATGAGTGGGATGGGATGTGGAAACGAGCTGGTCGTGTTGGAAAGTTTGGATTTGATGGAGATGTCAAGGAATTTGACGCCTGTGTCCCGTCCACTCTTGCCATTGAGTGTGTTGAGGCTATCAACACATGGTATCGACGCTATGACAAAGACTGGACCCTTAAGGATGATGTCGCGAGACGAACCCTTATGGAACAGTTTTATCATGGAAAACACATCGCTGCTGATATGATTTATCAGCGGGAAAACGGAACTCCAAGCGGGCATTTCCTTACTGCTGTCCTTAACAGTATGGTTTTGCTTGGTTTCATATATGCTGCTCTTATAGACAAGTACCCCGAGATGACTTTTGATGAAGTTCTCGAGCTTGTTTTTATAGCAGTGTATGGTGATGACAGTGTGGTTGTGGTTGATGATTCAATTAAGTTTACCTTAGTTGACCTCAGAGACTACTTGGCTACACTCGGTGTCATTGTCACGCCTGGAGATAAATCGCTTAACTTTGAGAGAATGAAACCTCTTTCAGAGTTGTCCTTTTTAAAGCATACTAGCCGCATGCTTGGAGACACCTTCGTGCCTATTATTGAGAGGAGCACTGTAAATGCTCTTCTCAATTGGGTACGAGTTCCCACTGGAGTCTCTATTGCTTCAGCCTATCGAGATAGATTGGTTGATGCTTTGGCTAACCTTGTTTTGTATGAGAGTCCTGAAATTTTTGACGAAGTTTATGAAGGTGGTTCGCGCTACTTGGCCGG